TCTCCCCTCCCCACCCCGGCATATATTGTACCCATACTCGGGCTCCTGCGACCGCAGGAACTTGATGAAATCCCGCTCGGTCTCGTCAAGTTCTTCTCGTGTTTGAATATCAGAGCGGAGGGCGTGGATGGACCATACCTTTGGGTCTGGGTGTGCTCTCATAGAGGCAAATAAATAAGAGCCCCCCCTTCCCTCATTGTGTTTCGCTGCTGAAAATTTTCTCTGCAAGTAGGCTTTTAAGTTGTTTCCCTTATGCTGACCGACATAATATTTGCCGGTATCGTGGTTAACAATGAGATAAATGAACATAAAACCCCCACATATAAATACTGTGGAAAGTTTATTTTTTACTTTACTAACTAATGAACGAGAAAAAGCACACGTTTTCCCTCGGGTGTCTCTACAATTTCCTCAATGTGTTTCGGTATCACCTTGCTCAACTGCTTGTGGTAGGAAGAACCTAAAGGGCACACCGCTGCAACCTTGAATCCTCTCGCTATAGCACGAGCGACCTTCGCTCCGAGCAAAGTTCCCCGCCAGTCTTGACTCACCCCTCCCCAAGCCGCTGGTATCGCAATGGGTGTCATAACTTGGTTAACCTTTTTTTCAATGGAATCAGGAATTGTGACGGAGGGAACTTTTACCACCGGGGTATGACTCCTGTTTATCGCTTTAGATAATTTACTGTAAAAAGGGTCTGGAGTTTTCCCGTTAATGAGTACCTCATGAGCTTCCAATATCGCCCCTTCATTCGGGAGTTGCGCTAAAATAATGGCACTCTTGTTAAAACGAAATCCGTTTATAGTCCACGCTTCATACTTAGGAAGCTGCATAAGAGAAATGCCAGCTTCTCCCAGCACTTGTCCCACCCAGCGGTCCTCCGCCCATTCTTTACCTATAGGGGCTTCGGTTAGTAGTTTCATTGAACGTTCCGAGAGCCAATAGGCTCCTCCACTGGCATATTCAAACTTTATTGTGCCCTTGGGGAAATCCGGAACTCCCCGTTCTTTGCATCCCGTATCGTGCGGCCCACATCGCAGCCCGGCATAATCCGTTTTAATGACCTCAAAGTTATTCATGTTGACGTAGCAGTCATCGTCTATTTTCGCCGCTCGTTTATATCCATGAGCAAGTGCCCATTGACAAAGGGCCTTGGTTTTTAGTGGCAGAGACAGGTAGTCATCCGGTACACCCAAATCAGGTCCGGTAAATATCTTGACATCATATCCGGCTAATTTGGCCATTGGAATCCAAGTGGATTTTTGAGCGTTTAGGCGGGAAGCATACTTCGGGTCATTGCAAGTGATAATGGCGAGCAGCGTCTCCTTGCTTGTGCCGTCGAGGAGGTGGGGGGAGACCTTCTTGCAATGGTCGTGAATCAGCTTCGGGTCAAGCCCGCCTCCGTGCCCTGACGGGGAAAGCTCGATGATTCCGTTCCCCCGCTTTGCCAACATGACAGGAGGCATCCCGTTCTTCGTCATTATCACCCCCACCCAGTAGTCCTCCGACCAGAACTCCACGGGTTCGTCCAAGAGCAGCTTGGCAGCCTCCGCCTCCAGCCAGTAGCCCGTCGCCCCGTAGCAGCATACCTTGTCCTCTGCGTGTACCCCGCAGTACTTGTACTGCTCAAACCCGCTGTCCATCACCTTGCCCCAATCTTGGACGTAGCTGTCTCCCACAAGCTGGAGGCAGTGGGTATACCCGTGCTTTAGCTGGAACTTGGTAATCTCCTTCTTCTTCCAAGGAATGGTGATGTAGGCATCGTAGCAATCGACCACGATTTCATCGGGAAGCGGCTCATGGTCCAGTACCTCGGGAGAATCCCATACCCGGAGCTTGGGGTTGTCCCCGCCGAGGAAGTTCCACTTCTTGCAGTCTTGGATGAAGGACGGGGTCATGCCTTCCACCGGAACCTTTCCCGGCTTGCCGATGAAAAAGAACACAGGCCATGGGCAGGTCTTACCCCACGTGTCCCGGATTGCCTGATGCACGCCGTTATTGGCGAACTTCACGCAGGAATGCACTGCCACGAAAGGTTTAATCTGGGTCTTCACTATAGGCTCCGTTTCTTCTCCCCCGTCCAGCTTTATCCAGCTAGCGGGAAAGAGGTCCTTGGTGTCCAGCGGGGCGGCGGCAAACCACTTCTTGGGGACTATCTTGGTTCCTCCCCTCCGGGATAGCCAGGCTCCCCACCAGGCAAAGGTGCTATTCGACAGGATGAGGTGCTTGCAACTGGACATGAGCTTGAGGTGCTCGTGGGAGTCGCCCCGGACGACCTCTCCCTCGAAGTCCCTCAATCCCTCCCAGTCCGGCTCGTCTGTGAAGATGAAGAACTGGGCTTTCGGCTCTCGCTGCTTTATGAGTTCATAAGCTTTCCGGTAGTAGCTTAGGGGCGTAAGCCCATGCCACCATGTGGTGTGGGGGTTGGTGGCATAGTCCCCACGGCGTATAGACACGGCTACCGAGGGGGACGAGGACATGTGCTTGAACAGCCCTTGGTTCTTCGCAGGCTGGGTGAAGGTGAGGCTCTGGCGGACAAGCTCCTCGTAGGCGAGGAAGTACTTCTCGGACTGCCAGTACCCGTCGAGGAAGATGTCCCCCCTCATGGCGAGGACCTCGGGGTCGAAGGTGAAGTCCTTCTCCTTCGTGTACGGGGTGTTGGCGGGAAGCTTTACCAACGTGGCGTCAACGGGAAAGCCGGTAAGGTCATAGTCCCGTCCCGCATGGTCGGGGTAGGTGGATAGGTCGAGACGCAGACTCGTGTTGTTCAGCTTGGCCAGTGCTAGTCCGAGGGCATACTCGAACATCTGGTTTCCCATCCCTCCGTGCAGCCTCATGGTTATCATAGCTTCCCTCCTGTAACGACCCGGACGATATGGGGGTCTTCCTCCCCGAACCTTGCCAGCCCCCTGCCCTCTTGGTAATGGACCACGTGCAGCCCACGGCGGAGCATCTCGGCGAGCATATGGTTGCCGTCTATCAGCCTGCGCTCATGACCGTAGGGGGGAGTATCCATAATGGAGCGGGACTCCGACCATATGGCCACCCCATTTCTGGATGCCCAGTCCACCACCTTCCACATCTCCTTTGAGGTGATAGCGTGGAAGAAGAACCGACAGTAGACGGCATCAAAGTCGGAAACGGGGTGCGCCTTCATGTACTCCTGCACCGTGCAGCGCACGAACAGGTCGCCCTCGGGGGCATAGCGGTCAACCCCGAGCACCGTGCTGCCCTTTGCGAGGTAGAAGGCGTCCCGCCCGTTCCCGCACCCGAAGTCCAAGACCCTCTTGCCCCGGAGCGGCTCGGCCGACCATACAGCGAAGGCGGAAGGCTCCAGCGTGTGCGGGCTGGCATAGAATTCCCTCCAGAAGTCCCGGTTTATCTCTTCGAGGTTCAGCGGGGACAGCCAGCCGTTCCATTTTCCGCCGCACTGCTCCGGTGCGATAGGGGTCTGCCACTCCTCGCCGTAGTTGGTCTTGAGCACCTCCAAGTAGTTGGTTGGGACAAGGAACTCCTCCCCGCAGAACTCCATGGAGGAGAAGCTGGTTATGGGAGGGAATACCATCTTCCCGTAACCTCCGTTCCCCCAGAGCGGCATCCAGCAGCAGTCGTCCTCCCTGACATAGAAGAAGATGTCCAGATGCACCCCGCCCGGTGCCAAGAGGGAGTATTCGTGCCCCGGCTTTCCCGCTTCGCCGAACTCCCAGTGAACCGTGAATCCTACGGCCAGCATGGCGTCCTTAATCCTGCCGTGGTCGGGAACATCGTCCCACACCCCAACATCCATATCGTTGTCGTGCGGTATGAAATCCTTCTCCCGCACCGCCCCCAACAGGGTTCCATTGCTGAGCCAGAAATGGATGCCCAGACCGTTCATGACTTGCTTGAAGAGAAGTAAGGCTGCCTTGCTCGCTGCGTGCTTTCCGGGGTCACTGAACGGGGTGGTCAGTTCTCCCATATCAAGGCTCATAATGATTCCTCCGATGTCTTCACTAAGATTCCAACCCCATTGTACTGAGGGAATTCTAGGAATTGGTAGCCGTGCTCGGCGGCGAATGAACGACTCACATACCCCAGACCCGGAATCCATTGGGTGTCGTCAACCACCATCATTCCAGCACCCAAAGTGGAAAGGTCAGTCAAGTCCTGTCGGCAGGCTTCCTCGGAGTGCCCTCCGTCTACTATACCGAAAATTCGTTTCCCTTGGTATTGCGCCTTTAGCCTACTTCCATACTGTGCGAAGAACTCCTCACTCTTCATTTTGTGATGCTCAAACACACCGGGGTAGCACTTTTTCAGGTAGTCAATACCTTCTACCGGATGTGGAACACCCATCGGCTCAGGGTCCATACTTATCGCCCGCTTTCCTCCAAACTTTGGACTGTGGGCTGCGGTGAAGGCACTGAAGACTTTGTCAGCGTTGACCGGGCTAGATTCGATGAGGCGTGTTTCCAAGAACCCATCGGTGAGAGCCTCCAAAACCATAAACATCGACTTGCCCCACAGGTGCCCCGTCTGTATGACCAGTTCCGGTTTATAAAACTTCACCAAAGAGTACAGCAGGAAAGCGACATCGTCAACCATCCACCCACAACCAGTGGAAGCTCCAGTGGTGTTTTTGAGCGTCTCAAGCCTATCGAGATTTTTCATAATGAACCTGCACCCCTTCGTGTGTTATGATACGCTCCGCAGCTTTGCTCCGCCACGGATTATGACTATCCGGTCGTCCCAGACCTTCTTGGTGTTGAACTCCCTTAGCTCGTGTTCATAGGGGAGATATGGCAGGACCTCCTCCTTTGCCCATATGTCCTCGATGATGTAGATGCCGTCCGGGCTTAGCAGCAGGGGAATCAGGACCTTGGCCGTAAGGACTTGGTGTGCCGACCTGTGGGAGCCGTCGTCGATGATGAGGTCGCAGTTCCCTCCCACCAGAGCGGCGGCGGCACGTAGGGACCCCTCGCTTCCTTGGTCGCACAGGAAGGACCTTATTCTCCCCTCATTCACCAGCACACCATACTCCAAGTTGTCCAGCCCATATATCTCTGCCTTCGGGAAGTACTCCTGCCACATGCGCAGGCTGCCTCCCCGTGCAATGCCGATTTCCAAGACTTTCCTGATATTTCTTCCCCTGAGCAATTCGTGGTAGAAGGGAGTATACTCGTGATTGATTAGCGGGGTTTTGTCGGTCACCCACTTCGCTGCCAGTTTACAGAGTTCGGTTTCCATAATTATAACGCTCCTTTTGTAATTTCCTTTATTTTATCCCATGACACCGATGGGAAAGAGGGGGATGGCACTCGTTTGACGGCGGCATTAGTCTTGTGGATAGTAGATACCAGCAAAGTTAAGTCATTGAGGTCGCACCAACGGTCCATGGGAATCTTTCGCATGAAAGTGGTATCGGCTCCCTGCACAAGATTTTCGAACTTGTTTTTCTCCCAGATGGACCGACGCCACGCCGGGGCGGCAAGCCATCGCTGCGGAGTAAGATTCGTGTAGATGAATCCCCGTTCGGTACCATGCAAGTAATAGTAGAGCGTGGTAGTTCCACAAATGTCATAGTGGGGGTCGGTGAGAGGTTCAACTTGTTTAGCTATTCTATAGGGAGCGTACCAGTCGTCATCATCCCAAACTATGTCAACTTCTCCCGTGGAATATTCCATGCAAATATTCATGAGTTGCCCATGACGGAGTCTCTCGCCGGGCAGCCGGATATATCGTATGCGGGGGTCTCCGGGAAGCAGGTCCTTGATGGGGTCGGTGCCGTTGTCAACGATAATCCACTCTACATCCGGGTATGTTTGAGATTGGAAACATGAGATACACCGGGGCCAAAACTCCCTGCGATTGGCGGTGGGTGTGAGACAAGAAACTACCACTATTTCTCTCTCCGTTCCCGGCGTTTAAGCTCGAAGTTTCGCAGGTAATCTACCGCCGCTTGGAGGATAACTTGGTTGTCCCGGAAGGAAGCTAATCCCCAATCACAACGGGTGCAAAGCAGTCCTCGGACCTCCCGTGTCGCCGGGTCTCGGTCAATATGGGAGGATGACCGGTCCATACTGGGGATGGGGTCATGGCAGATGGCACAGGCCCGATGGAGCTTTTCCCAGAGAACAACTATCTCCGTATCCGACATGCCGTTCTGGTACTTGCGCACGTGAGGGGTGTTCTGCTCCTTAAAGCAGAGCTTGCACCGGCTACGTTTGCCACTGGGCTGGGATTTACAGTTGCCAAAGTTATCCAGCGGCAGCCACGCCTTGCAGCCGGGGCACCACTTTTTTTGGCTGTCAAAAAGACGATTCCTTCCCAATTTACCTTCTCCTATCTCGGTTTCGTTTTCGGCACTCCATACAATAACTATCTTTGCCGTTAGGGTTGCTTTTCTTATTTCCAAACTTATTTGAAACTAACCATCTACGACAACTATTACACCAGATATCCTCATCATTAAGCATACCCCCCTCCCCGTCTGTTTGCACTTGATTACGACCGCAATAGGTACTGGTCTGACTGTGGCAATTATGGCAAATTTTTTGAAGATTTTTCCACTGACAGTCCTTAGCGTTACCGTTTTTATGGTCGATAGCGAATCGTAAAGGGTTTTTATTCCAAATAGGACCTTGACCACAAACTATACAAATTTCGGGAGTAGTGGAATAAAACCGTCTTTTGGCTGCCCAATAATGTTTAGAATTTATGCAAAATACCTCATCATCACTGAGTTTATGTTTAGGCAACCAATCTCCGGTGAAGTGTTTGGTGTTTAACCCCAACTTTTTTATCCACCGTTGGGGGGCTTGGTTTCCTCCTGTACGTTTAAGACCGAGACGATGAAAAAGTTCACTCCAAGATTTAGAGTTCTCTACAGCTTTCGGCAAGTCGTCTGGATTCCAAAGGCGGGGCCTTGAATAAGAGTTTCCACGCATCTGTTCACGATGTTGTTTTTTCCACTCTTCTGTATGGGGTATTCCTTTTGGTCTTCCCATTTTTAATTAACCTCCACATTAAGAACCCCATAGTTGCTTTTTTCATTAAACATAATCCCTCTATGAAGGGGGGGTCAAAGTCCATTTTCTGAAAAAAGTTTCTTGACTATCGAACTCACTTATTGAGGCGTCCAAATCGGACACAGGAGAGGATAATATGCCCAGACTATCGACTACTCAGATTCTTCAATCCACTAAGAACTACACCGTGTACCCCACGGTCCCCCTTGCGCTGACCCTTCCCGCTATCACCACGGCAAATGACTTGTTCGTTTGTCTCGTGTTTGCACAAAGGTCTTCGTATGGCTTCAACACCGACAACCTGACGACGGAAACCGTCGCCCCGGTGGTCTCCGACGACAAGAACAACACTTGGACTCTACAGCAGAGTCTTCTCAACTTGTATCAGGAACTTTCCGCATCTCCGCCACAATCACCGCCTGTTATCTCTCCTGACGCCTCGTGGAATTTCCCGAGCGTGTATCTCTTTACCGCTCCGGTCAGTGCCGCCAACGGAAAGACCATCTACGTCACGGACGCTGGATTGGGCGACTATGTTTCGTCCCCGCCCGTTATTTCCCCGCCCCTCGCCTTGGGTCGCCCCGTATTTGACGGCGGCATCCGGGCATTGTTGCTGGAAGTGCAGGGTTCTGGCACCGACTCCGTGGACACATCCGGCAAGACCACGGGTGGTCAGACGGCTCTCGGCTATCATTTGATTACCCCCGGTGGAACCAACCGGCTGGTCGTGGAAGCGGGCGTGCTTATCGACAGTTCCGCCCTCGGCCTCGGTACAGGAGCGGGCTTCGTATTCTCCGAAGCCTACCCGGCAGGAAGCTCCTACATTCTGGTGCAGGCAACCACCCAGACGACTGCTGTTGGGTCGGCAGGGTTCTCCAACCCCGTGAACTATGCGGGCGGCGTTATCGCCATCGCAATCGTGTAAATAGCTTATCCACCATGTGGAAGGAGTAACGAACCCGAGGGGTACTACATCCCCTCGGGTTCAGCTTTTTAAGCGGCCAATTTTTCCCGGAAACTCAGTATTTATACTCATGATACTTTTGGACACACTTTCCCTACTTCCCCAATACTCCACTTTTTCCATATTTTATGTAAATTTTCCCATTTTCATTAGCAAGACCGGTGCGGCAGCCGGGAAAGCGGTCATATGACCAGATGATGGAAACCACTCCATAAACTTTGACTACGGGGTTGATTCTATGGAGAGGTCTAGTGGCACACATCATCTATCTTTTGACCAACACGGTGAACGGTAAAGTGTACGTGGGTCAAACCTCATTTACCTTGGAGAAACGCTGGCGAGAACACCTTCGACTAGCTTTCTCCAATAAACCCAGAAAACAGCGGCTCCACTGGGCCATTCAAAAATATGGCGCTGAGGTTTTTGTCAAAACCACCCTTGCTACAGCCGCAACTCCAGAAGAGTTAGATAAACTGGAAGAACAATACATCCGTCAATTCGACTCCACAGACAAAGCCAAAGGCTATAACGATTCTGCTGGAGGTGGAAATGGAAGGTTGGGTGTACGAATATCCGAGACGACTCGGGAGAAGTTGAGGATTGCGTGGATAGCAAGGAAACAACGGGGTGATTATTACAAGTTCACCGCTCAGGATTCCGCTAAGGGTGTACAAGCTGCGGGAGATAGAAATAAAATTCTTTGGGAGGACCCCCGATACCGGCAATCGCAGTCCAAAAAGATAAAGGACTCATGGTCTGATAAACGAAAGAAAGAACAGGCGGAGAGAGCACGTCAGCAGATGTTGTGGAAATGGAAAGATAGAAAGTCTGATTAGGAGGATAACTACTTTGGAATCAACACCTTACATGAATAGTGTCACGAGCGCCCGAGCCATGCTTTTAACTGAGGAAGAATCACTGGAGGGCGGTACGACTATCAGCTTGGAGACCCAATCGGACCTCCAAGAGGATGATGTTTTTACCTACATTCAGGAGAACTTCCCCAATTTCCTGAAAATGTTGAAGTACCTCAGCCAAGAGGACCAAGATATGTTGTTGAGTTATTACCTACTTGGCAAAACCCAGACCACCTTGGCTACCATCTTTAAATCCACCCAGACAGTCTGTTCCTTCCGCATCCGCATGGCAATCAAAGTCATCGGAGCGTTCCTTCTTTTCGGCGAACCAACTGCCGAGATACTGGCGGAGATACTTTCTAGCGCCGGGCTGGAGGACAGCCTCAAGGGCGGACTGAGCAAGGCGGTCATTGAGTATGCCAAGTGCCGGTCGTTCCAGCAGGTCGCCGAGACTTTGGGCCTACACCGCCCTGACGTGCGTCGGGCGATGAGCCGGGCGGCTAGGACCCTCCTGAACTCCAAAGACAGCCGGGAGGCGGCAATGGCGGCTTGGATACATAGTCTGGTGGACAAATCCAATCCCGTGGGGCCGGGATACAGCAAGAGGAAGCTCTTGAAGGAGGGTCATCTTTATAGAACAGACCCGGATATTCTGGGGCAATTTACTGTGAATATAGAGGATAAAGCATTTGAATCTCTTTTTGTTTCTCGGGCTAACAGATGACCGGTAGAAATATGAACTTTCTAAAGCACTTGTAGGAGTAAAGTTCATGTTTATCTATCTCATTGTTAATCATAAAACTGGCAAATACTATGTTGGACAACATAAGGGAAATAACTTAAGAAAGTACCTTAAAACTAAAATGTCCGTCGCTAGGCATAATCAAAAAGGGGGTTCTCATCTTTTTAATGCAATGCGAAAATACCCCCAATCTTCTCTCTGGTCAATTCATGCCCTCCGCTCTGATATTCAAACACGAGAAGAACTTGACGAGACCGAGCGGGATTTCATCAAGTTCCTGCGGTCGCAGGAGCCCGAGTATGGGTACAATATATGCCGGGGTGGGGAGGGGAGA